AGCGGCAGTTCCAGCAGGGTTTGTGTAAGTTCCATCCCCTAATACACATTTTATAGTTGATCCAGCTACGGTATTGGGCCAACTAGTTACGACTCCTAACTCGGTAGGAGAGGTAGTCAAGGAAGGATTGCTCGCATCAAATTGAGCAGCTAACCCATTTTTAATTGGCGGATTGACATTGTCGGCATTTGCATAATTACCATTTTCTCCTAAAAAGAAATCTTCTGTTGTTTCTCCGTCTGTTTTTGAAATTGTTGTTGTAATGGTCGGCGCAAGCGGAGTAGTTATGCCATAAGTTTTTGTTATTGGATTATAATTAAAAGGAACTTTGACTTTTAATAAGTTAACATCATATGATCTTTCTGGTATTTTAGAAAAATATCCAGCGTTAAATTTAGAAGTAACAATTGCAGAATTAGTATATCTAAACGAAGAAGAGTATGTTTCAGTAATGCTTTCTAAACTTATAAAAGATGCTCTTGCTGAAAAAGTGTCTTCTGGAGTGATTTTTAATACTGTAATATCCCAACCTGCCCAATTTTGGTCTTCATTTAATCCAGAAAAAACATTAGATGTGTTTAAAATGATTTGCTTAGAATAGCCTTGAGTTACTTTTCCATCGGATTCTATTTCGAATAATTTAGGGACGTTGTCTACGTCAATTACTAAATTTTGATTGTCTTTAATTATTGTAGCAGTATTCGAAGTTAAATCAAGTGTTGGAAGATTAGCGTTATATCCTTCATTGTAAATTGGAGAGATTTTAATTCTTATTTTGAATTTATTTCGTATAACAGACCCAGCACCAGCGACTATAGCGTCGAGATTTCCATCTTCGGTTTCTCTTCCTGTGCGGGTTAATTTAAAATCAGTTGCCGTTGCTGATTCAACTCCTTCTATCTTTATTTTCCCATCCCTTACTTCCGTTAAATCTTGGTATTTCAAAGTCACATAAAGAGAAGATATTCTAAAATTTAAACTTATTTTTTTACATTCTTTATTTAATATGCGGTAAGTCCTTTGGTAATCAAGGACTTCATCTGTTGTCCTAGCTAGTTGATTTGGGCCTCTTAATCTTTCTCCTATGGAGCGAATATAAGATACGCTATCGAAACCTTGATCTAATGAAGTGCCTTCTGGAGTTCCATTAGTCACTTGGACATTTATTTGTTGAAAATTGTATTTTTCTTGGCTGTCTAAAAGAGGGGTTTGGTTCCACTGGATAGATCTTAAATATTTAGATTCACTGTTCTCTCCTACTACAGAAGAGTATTCATTATAAATAACTTTTTTAAATCCTAAATCGCCAACTTGACCAGAATATAAATACTGCCCTTCAAGAAGTCCGCCGATTGGCCCTTCTGATAAAAGATCTTTTACTTTTGCAAATTGGTATACCCCATAAGGCTGTCCGTTATATACAAATCCTTCAACGTCTTCATAAGCGGCAGTTGGTTGTGGCGATTGCGAACCACCGCCTCCACCGCCAAAGCCTTTTATGTATTTAAAATCTTCAAAGTTATTCATTTTTTATATGTAGTTAATTGAGTCTTTTACATCTGCTGCTGTTGATTTAGTGTCCATTTCAACATTGTTAACGGATACTTCAACTGTTTGAGATCCAATTTTCATTCTACCGTATCCAATTGGAACAGGTCCGCCTTCTCCAATAACATTAGAAGGTCCATCAAATAAGTAACTTGGCTTGCTGCCGTCTTGTTGAATTTTTCTAAAGTCTTCAAATTTTGGAGGAGACATCATTAATAAAGCAACGCCTGTTACGGCTAATCCGATACCTGCTCCAATTAATGCGGCAGACAAAACAGTTGCACCTGTTCCTCCTGCGGCTCCTGCCATGCCAAGAAATGTAACTCCCCCTGCTGCTCCAATACCTGTTGCGATTAGTATAACGCCCAACACTAAGGCTAGTATTCCTTTGGTGCTACTGTTGCCGCCTCCACCAGCACCTTTAATAATAGGCACAATATCTAAAGTCTCTAATTTCTCATTTATCATTACTAATTCAGAGTTAAGAATAGACTCTGGTTTTTCTAGAGAAATATTTTCTGGATTCATTATCTCTCTTTTATTAACAATCACCTTATACTCTACGCTTTTTTCTGCTGCTCCAATTAGATATTCCAGTAGCTTACCCTTGGACAAAACTTGGATAGCCCGCAATGCTTCCTTTATAGAATTTACTTTTAAACTCCAATTTTCCCTTCCTACATATTCTGCTATTTCTCCGTGTAAAGTAACGTTAGTCATAAAGATTATGCCTCATTATATAAATTACCCATTTTTTGTGTTGGTTAGAAAGCTTTTCGGTAAGAGAAGGTTTATTTCCGGGATGATGCAAAATCATGTCTTCTCCAAGATAAACGGCGCAATGAATTGGGAAATCGAACCTTTTTGTTCTCATTATTAAAACATCGTTCTTTCTAAAATTAGGAACTTGCCTGAATCCATTGTATTCAAAGTACCTCTTTAAATAGTCGTCTTTATCTTTTAAAGCGGCTTCTTCGTCTAGAAGTCTTTTGCTTGCTGTTTTATTGTACTCTTCTTCAGAAACATTATTTTTAAGAATTTCTAACTCTGGACAAAGATGGAGATTCAAATCGTGCGCGTAATAGTCTCTAACCAACCATAAACAATCTGCAAAGCCTAAAAGAAAAGGTCTTCCTGTGTATTGAATTTTATAACTATTTGGATTATAGGTGTAGAAAGACCCGCTTTGCTTATTGTAGACAATGCATGGTAATCCCAATCTTTCAGATACAATTATATCTACTTCTGAAATAGCATCAAAATTAATATGAGAATGATAATAGGCAGCGACATTAGACTGACCGTCAAAATTCATCATAAATTCAGTAGCTGAATTAATCAGATTTTCTGTCTTTTGTATGTCTAATCCAGACTCTGAATGTACGAGAAGCCCACATACTTCATTATTAGAAGTATTAGCGTGTTCAATAATTTTGCTTTTAATCTCTTCCGTTAGCATATTTGATTACTCCTTATGAAGCAATAGATTCTTCTTTTCTCTGCGTCTGTGAGCTTTTCAATGATTGATTTTTTATTTCTTGGTTGGTGTAAAATGTGGTTTTGCCCAAGATAAATACCAAAGTGTGAAGGGTAATTCTCTAGGTATTTGAACACAATGATGTCGTGTTTTTTGGCATTTTCTATTCCTTCGATCTTAACGAAATTTTCTTTTTCAAAGAATTTATCAAAATTTTGCGAGTCGCAAAACTCTGCTAATTTATTTTTTACAAACTCTGGATAATCCTTATCCCAATCTGCTGTTCTTTCATAATGGAAAATCTTAATACCGAATTCTTCATTGTAATAGTTTTCTACTATTGATAAGCAGTCAGATACCCCAATTACAAAATCTTTATCAACGTATTTATTATAGTAATTTTCTGGAGAATACTCTTCAAAAGAATCACTTTTTAGTATATAAACTATGTTTTTTAGGTTAAGCTTGTGGCTTATCTGCTTATCTAGCTCTGAGAAAGAGTTGTCTTGTATGCAGTGAGAATGATAAATCCCAACAATTTTGCCATTCATTGCCGCCTTTAAATAATCTAGGTGACATACAACAAATTCATTTTCCTTATCCTGAGCTATATTCTTACAAGGAAAAGATTCTAGTATATTCTTTTTATTTAGAAGCAGAAGACCACAACATTCATCTGGGTTTTCCTTTAATGAATGAGCTTTTATTTTTGCTTTTATTTCGTCGCAAATCATTATCCTACTCCTCTATTGTAATTAGATACTCCATAAAATCCTCCAAAAGGTAAAGGATTTTCTCCAAATCTAATTTTACATCCTTTTATACTCTTGGAGCATTGATCAGCTATCCAGTATTCTCCGTTTGGAGGAGGCACATCCATAGGTGTATTAGTTTTTGCTATAAAATAAAAATTAATCTTGTTTTTCGTAATAAAAACTATTTCTCCTTTTTTATAACTTTTTGACAATTGCCAAGCGCTTGGATTGTTTGCGATAGTAGTCTGTCCAAAAATCGCCATTTCAGAGATTATTTGATCGTCTTCAGTGGCGCAGATCGGTGCATTTTCTCCTGACGAATTACTTTTATTTGGTATTGGAGTTGTAGTCCCATGAATTTCTTCTTTTAAATTTCCGCTGTACTCATAAAGACAGCCTTCTCCTCTATATTGCCAAGGACAAATATAACTTAAGACTCTTCTCTTAGGCAACTTCACTCTGTCTAGGTCTATTGCGCTTGAAAGCTCAAACTGAATGCTATTTTTATTTTCTGAAGACTTCCTATCAAAGTAATAAACATCTCTAGGAAATTCGCAATTTGGATCAGGATCAA